AATGTAAGCACATCAAATCAATCTCCAAAAGGGGGGTTTAACCAAAGCATAAAAAAGCAAAACAAATGAGAGCAAAATCTTTAAAAGCAAAAGAACTTCAAGGTACTCTTATACCTTCCCGTATCAAGTCCTATTCCGGTAGCCCAGTCGGCAGGTCGCTGCTGAAACTGAATGAGGACGAGGTAAAGATTTATGAGAAATTAAAAGAACACTTACAAGCCCACAAGGCAAGCAAGGACGTTGATGACATTTTTTTGAGCATTGCTACGCGTGCTATTGGCCATCTGCTTTACAATGCAGAGGTTCTTGCAGTTGCCGGTGCAGTTATGGTGCATCCAAACGGTGCAAGGCAAGTTTCTGCAGAATGGACTGCATTTAAGCAAAGTATGGATATGTTTTTGGAGATTAGCAAGAGTTTAGGCCTTGATCCTGGCAGCCGTTTAAAATTGGACTATTTTAGAGATAGTAACGAAGATGAGGATGACGAGATAGCTAAACTTTTAAAAATGAACTAATGAAACAAGGCATTTTTGAAACATTGACCTTTATCATCGTAATGAGTATAATGGTCACAGGTTTAGCCGTTCCATTTTACTATTTATGGAATTGGTTGTTTGTAAAATTCTTTTGGTTTGATTTTATAGATTACTTAGAGGCAGTTGGCTTTGTTAGCTTTCTTTTTCTATTTAGATTTATTGCAATAGAAATTAAAACACCTAAATGAAATTTATTGAGGATGTTGTTTCGGGGCGATTAATATTAGGCAACTATGCAAGGCTGGCAGTTGAAAGACATTTAAAGGATTTACAGGTTAACGATTGGGAGTATGTTTTTTCAGAGGAGAAGGCAACCAGGGCTTTCTCCTTTATTTCTGCACTGCGCCACACCAAGGGCGAGTTTGCCGGGCAGCGGTTTAACATTCAACCTTTCCAAGAGTTTTTTATTAAAGTATTATTTGGATGGCAGAAAAAGACTGGAGGTAGAAGATTCCGCAAGGCTTACCTTGAAATAGCAAGGAAGAATGGTAAAACGGAGTTAGCAGCTGCGATTGCAGTTTACTGTTTCCTGTTAGACAATGAAACGGGAGCGGAGGTGTACACGGCTGCAACGACAAGGGATCAAGCAAGGATAGCTTTTGATACGGCTAAAGTATTTTTAAAAAATTTAAAAAATGATTCTAAGACATTTAACAAGTTAGTTAATGTTTTAAAATATAACTGCAATGTACCTACGACAAATACTAAATTTGAATCGGTTAGTGCCGATGCTGATACTTTAGATGGTCTTAATCCACATTGTGCTATTATTGACGAATATCACGCGCATAAAACAAGCGATGTATTGGAAGTCATGGAAACAGGCATGGGATCAAGATTGCAACCATTACTTTTAATAACAACTACTGCTGGCTTTAATCGGGAAAGTCCCTGCTATATGTACAGGAAGGTAATGGTTGACATTTTGGAGAAAAGGAAAATAGATGAATCGGTTTTTCCGTTACTATTTTGTCTTGATGAAGGCGATGACTGGCAAGATAAAAATAATTGGACAAAGAGTAATCCAAATCTTGGTGTAACTCCGTACATGGATTACATGGACAACCAGTACCAAAAGGCATTAAACGAAGGAGCAGCAAAGCAAATACAATTCATGACAAAGAATTTAAACGTATGGACATCTACCTCCTCCGTTTGGATTTCTCAAAGCTACATTGATGCAACCAGGTTATTTATTGATGATGCTACGCTTTATAATAAAAAATGCTATGCTGGCTTAGACCTTGCCTCAACGCGTGACATCTGCGCACTTGTGCTTTGTTTTCCAGTGCAAGAAGGATTATCTAAACCACACATAAAATCTTATTACTTTTGCCCAGAGGATAACGTAAGGGAGCGATCGTTAAGTGATGGTGTACCCTACTTGCAATGGCAACAAGATGGGCATTTAACTATGACAGATGGTAACGTAACTGATTACGATTATATAAAGAATAAGGTAATTGAAATAACGGCTAAATATAAAATAGAATGTATTTGTTTTGACAGATGGAATGCCTCTCAGCTTGTTATCCAGTTGACAAACGATGGCGCAACCATGAAACCATTTGGACAAGGTTTTATTTCTATGTCTGCACCAACTAAGGAAGTAGAAAAGTTGTTTTTATCTCATGAAATTACGCACGATGGTAACCCAGTATTAGAATGGATGATGAGTAATGTTATTTTGCGGTTAGATCCTGCTGGCAACATAAAGATAGATAAAGCAAAAAGCACAGAAAAGGTGGATGGAGCGGTAGCAATGGTTATGGCCTACGCACAGATAATGCAAGGAGATAGACCAACGATATATGAGGGCAAGGAAAGGGAAGGAGGATTGTTAATGTTATAAAATGTACCTAATTAAAATAAAAACCTTTTAATTATGGAGAATTTAATGAGAAAGCATGAGTACGCTCAACAGGTTAGACAGATTAATTCAACATCGGGATATTTTCATAGGTTTTATGAATTATCGGGAGAATGTAAAACACATCAAGAGGCATGGCAGAAATTAGAGGAAGAAAGAGAAGAGTTAGGTCTTGATGAAAAGTACACAACATATAATAGCTTTCGCAAAGCGAAAAGTAATTATATGGACATGAAGTTTGTTTAGTCTGTTACTCAAGGTTTATAACTTCATACTAATCTGGTTTATATTTGCCGCATGGGAATAATTAACACCATGCGGTCTTTTTTTTACAATACTCGCGCAAGTATTGAGAATCCAAGTACACCAATTAACGGTGATACTTTAGGCGCATTGTTTCAAAGAGGATCTGCTGCTGGTGTAGCAGTGGATGAATATTCTATTATAGGTCTTCCTGCATTTTACCGTGCTACTCAAATACTTGGAGGTGTTATTGCATCTTTGCCTTTTGACATTATAGAAAAAGGATTAGATGAAAGTATAAGAATAGCAAAGGAGCATCCTAATTACAAAGTAGTTAGCCGTGAGCCTTCACAATTCTACACAGCTCACACGTTTTATAAAACAATGGTTTTGCATTATTTAAGCCATGGTGCTTTTTATGCTGCTATTAATAGAAATGCAAATAGCCAAAGGATTACAAGTCTTTTGATACTTGATCCTACACAAATGGAAAGCTATTATAATACCAGAGGCGAGTTACTATTTAAGAATAAGAAGAATAATAAAAAATATAGTTCAGATAACATCATTCACATACCTAACCTTACATGGAATGGTATTGATGGTTTTGTTATGCCAGACCTTCACAGAGATAACTACGGCTTGGCTTTGGCTAATAGAAATTACGGTGCTAACTTTTACAAGAATGGCGCACACTTAAACGGAGTGCTAAAGCATCCTGGCAAGTTAACAAATGAGGCATATGACAGATTAAAATCTTCTTTTAATCGTGCTTTTGGAGGCAGTCAAAATGCTGGAGGCACTGCCATCTTAGAGGAAGGGATGGACTTTCAGAAAGTAGGTCTTAATCCTGCTGATGCAGCATTTAATGAAACTAAGAAAGCTACTATTGCGGACATTGCTCGTATAACAGGTGTACCAGGTGTTTTATTAGAAGATATGGATAAGGCAACTTTTAGCAACATGGAGCAGTTGAGCCAAATGTTTGTTAACTACACCATTATGCCATTATGCGAAACGATAGAGGCAGAGTTTAATCGTAAGATATTTTTTGAGGCAGAAAAGTACACTTATTGTACACGTTTTAATCTTGATGGATTACTCCGTGGAGATGTGGTTGCGAGATCTTCCTACTATACTACTATGAGAAATATCTTAGCAATGTCACCTAATGAAATTCGAATTAAAGAAAATATGAATCCTTATCCAGGTGGAGATAGTTATGAATTGCCTTTAGCATCAAACATAAAGATAGAACCTACTACAGATGCCGTACAGTAATTATCCTCAATCAGCAACTAATGCCGCAAAGAAAGCATTGCAGCATAAAGAAGATAATGGTAGCCAGTGTGGTACAAGTGTAGGCTGGACAAGGGCAAGGCAGTTAAGCGGAAGAGAGGCATTAAGTGACGATGAAGTGATAAGGACATATAGTTTTTTAAGTAGAGCCAAGGTATATGACCAAGGCAAATATTTTGATGATAACGATAATGAAATATGCGGTTCAATCATGTATGACGCTTGGGGTGGTTCAACGATGTTGCCCTGGGCAGAAAGAACAGCTAATAAAATAATGGACGAAAGGTCAAAAGAAGAAACAATGGAAAAGAGAAGTATAAATTATGAGTTTCGCGCTATGCCAGAATCTCGCACCATCGTAGGCACTGCTACCGTGTTTAACTCTGCCTATGACATGGGCTGGTATGATGAAGAGATGAGCCAAGATGTATTTACGAACTCAGACATGACAGATGTAGTAGCATTGTTTAATCACGATGCTAACATGGTTTTAGCCAGGACTAAATCGGGTACATTAAAATTAAACTTAACTGGTAATGCTTTAGAATATTCATTTGAGGCACCAAACACTACATTAGGTAATGATCTTTTAGAGATGGTTAAACGTGGTGATGTTTATCAATCATCATTTGCTTTTAGTGTAGAAACCGAAGATTGGGAGGAAAGAGCAGGTATGAAACCAAAAAGAATAATTAAAGGCATTAAGAAAGTATATGATGTTTCACCGGTAACATATCCAGCAAATCCAGACACAATGGTTGCAAAGCGCAGCTATGAGCAGATAGCAGGAAAGGTAGATGAAGAATTACAAAGCGTTATTGACATATCAGTAAAATCTGAAATTAATATACAGAACGAATTACGCAGGAATGCCCTGCACTTATTAAATTTAAAAACAAAATAATGACTGCAAAGGAATTAAGAGAAAAGCGGGCTTCCGATTACGCAATAATGGAAGACCTACAAAAAAGAGCCGCAGCCGAAGGAAGATTGATGTCTTCTGACGAATCTGCACAATGGGATAAAGCCGATAGCTCTTTTAAAAGTTATACAGACCAAATTTCACGTTTAGAAAGATGGAATGAAATCAACTCTGAATCAAGAGGAGTTAGTGTTATTGAAGACACACTTGCTGCATTGCCAACGGATCAAAGAGAGATTGTAAAGTCTCCAGAGTATCACTCTGCATTCATGAAGGCTATTGCAAAGAGAGAGTTAAACAACACCGAGCGCGGTTTACTCCGTGAAATGCGTGGTACTGCAACGATTACTACTGCGGAGACTGGCTTGGCTGGTGGTTACGTTATTCCTTACCAGTTCTCTAACGAATTGGAAAGAACAATGGCTTATTACGGACCAATGTTACAGGTTAGCCGTGTAATCACTACACCAAAAGCAGGTACATTGTATTGGCCAAAGGTAAACGATACCGGAACAAGTGCTAACTGGCATACAGAAGGTGGATCTGTGACTGTACAAGACATGACCTTTACAAGAGAGACTTTTGCAGCTCACGTTTGTAACACATTGGTAAAGGTATCTGTTGAATGGGCAAATGACGAGTTTGGTTTATTGAATAGTGAATTACCAATCATGTTAGGTGAGCGTTTAGGTAGAGCATTGAACACTGCATTTACTACCGGTGATGGCTCTGGTAAACCAACAGGCTTCAGAGATGTTGCACCTTCCGGTGTAGAATCTGCATCTACTGGCGCGTTTACTGCTGCTAACTTGGTTGACCTTGTTCATTCAGTTGACATTGCTTACCGTAACTCACCATCTGCTGCATTTATGATGCATGACCAGATTTTGAGCGCGGTTAGGAAGTTAAACTTTGATACTGCAAATAATCCATTATTCCAACCATCACTTAGAGAAGGTACACCAGACAGATTGCTTGGTTACAATTTCTTTGTGAACAATGATTTACCATCTGCACAGGCTGCTGATGCGAAGATTATTTTCTTTGGAGATTGGAGTAAGTATATAATCCGTGCTGTTGCGAACAATGTCCTTGTGCCATTGCGTGAGCGTTTCATGGATGAGATGGAAATAGGTTTCTTAATGTATGCTCGTTATGATGGCAAATTGCTTAATACGGCTGCAATTAAGCACCTAAAGAATCTGTAATCTTATATTGGGATCTAATCTGGAGGAGTTGCAATATACTCCTCCATTTTAAAATATAAACAAATGGCTTGGAAAGTAACTACTGCACCTGTTAATGAACCTTGGACACTTGCCGAGGTAAAAAGCTATTTAAAGATTGATGATTCAAACGAAGATTCAATGTTAAATACTCTTATAAAAGGTGCAAGGATGGTGGCAGAGAGTTATTTAAACCAAGCATTAATCACACAAACAATAACGGAGAAGTTTGATAGGTTATCTAATCCAACTCTTTACCTTAGTGTATCTCCAGTTATTGCTGTTACTAATTTCCAGTACGCAGACAGCCAGAATACTACGCAAACCTTTGCAGCGACAGAATATGTCGTTGACACATTTAGTAAACCAGCACGGCTCTCTCTTGCTTACGGGAAAACATGGCCTACACTTTACGGAAATATAAATGATGTAACGATTACTTACACGGCTGGATACGACACAGAAAGTAGTGGTGTGCCATTTCAAATAAGACAAGCTATTCTTTTAATGGTAGCTGATACCTACGAGAATAGACAAGATTACGTTAGGAAATTACCTACTGCATCTCAATATTTACTTGACCAATATCGCGTTCAATATTTCTAATGAAGTATAACAAAAATGAAATTATTGGTCGAATGCGTGACAGGATAACTATCCAAAATGTCACACGTTCAAAATCAGACACAGGCTATGCTTCCGAGTCATGGGCAGATTTAACTACCGTTTGGGCGAATGCCGAAAGCAAGTTACCTCCATCCAATGAAACGGTAATAGATGGTAAGAATACTGCTAAAAATATTAGCGACTTTACTATAAGATATACGACAGGCATTGATGAAGAAAGTCGTATTATTTGGAATGAGAAGTTATATCAAGTAAGAAATATAAAGGTAAGTCACGATAGAAGATTTATAAGTTTTCAAGGCGAGTTCTACGACTCATACATACTTACCGGTGTTTCCGTTGCTGCCATCCTTTCAGCTAATGGCAGTGTATCATCTAATATTAAAGTGATACACAATGTCCTTGCTGCAATGAATGCCATAGCAACGACGAACGCTGAATTAACAGTTAGCCAACAAGGTCAAGTCTTGGTGGAGGCTTCTCTCTCTGCATCTGGCAATCTTTCTGCCAATGCTACAAAAGTGATACCAATTAATAGCGATGTTAGCGCAAACGGCACTTTAGCTGCTGCAGTGACAAAAGTTATAAATATAGATAGTACACTAAATGCAAATGCTACTTTAGTAAGCGATGCTTTAGTGAGCAAAACATTATTAAGTACATTAAATGCAAGTGCTACGACATCGGCTGATGTTGATGTAGTAACGCAAGGCTCTGTTAGTGTCGATGCCTCATTAAATGCTTTAGGCACAGTTGCGGCTGAAATTAAACGTACAGTTACATTAGAAAGTAGTTCAAGCACAAGCGCAACGACAGAATTAAACGCTACACTTACCAAAGTAATTGAGGCAAGTGCAACGGCTACAGCTAACACACAAAGTACAGCACAGTTAACCATACCAGTTAACGCAGCTGCAAATGCTACGGCTAACACTACGGCTGATGCTACTTTATCCTATACAGTAAATGCCGAGTTAAATGCTACGGCTGAAACAACAGTTGAGGCACAGATAACAAGGATTATCTTTGCAGAAATGACTGCAACGGCACAGACAAGCGTTGAGGCAGGTATCGGTGTTACTTTTGTATCTTCATTAATGGCTGCTGGCTCTGTCACAGATGCAAGTCTTATAAGAACGGCAACATTGTCGGCAAGTGTAACGGGAGCGGCAACGGTAACGGCTAATGTAGAAACATCATTACTACTTGATGTATATCCTAATGCAAGTGTAGCTTATTCTACAAGAAAATTAAGAACAGCTTACACTGGTTATGCTATAAGAGTAAGAAGAAGTTCGGATAATACTGAACAAGACATTGGGTTTGATTCTAATAATAATTTAAACGAAAGCGCATTAACTACTTTTGTTGGCGCTAATAATGGTTTTGTGGTCACATGGTATGACCAAAGCGGTAATGCAAAAGATGCTACAAATGCAACCGCAGCTAATCAACCACAAATAGTAAGTAGTGGAAGTGTTATAAAAATAAATAATAAACCATCTTTGCAATTTGACGGAACAAATGATAGATTAACTATATCAAATTCTACAAGTATATTTAATTTTATTCACAATGGTAATTTAGCTACTATTATAAATGTAATAAAATTATCATCAAGTAGCGATGGTGCTATTTGCGGTAATAATGGTGGTGCAAGTGCAAACATAGGTTTTACTATTGGTCAAGATCCTGCATATACTCCATATTTATTTATAACTCGTGGAGTATCTGGTAGTGCTCCTGTAATTTCGCCATATTCACAAAATAGTGTTGGCGCAAATCAATATTTATATTATAATGAAATTGATGCAGATAATGGAACTGCATCTCTAAGAGGTAAATTTTATATAAACAATGGTACTCCAGTAAATAATTCTTCAACTAATCCTGTTACAAGTAATAATGCTTCTTATGATTTACAACTTGGTTCGATTGGTAATAATACTGCTATTTTAAATGGAAATTTTCAAGAATTTATTATTTATAACGATTTAAATACATCTAATAGGACGCCAATATCTACTAACATAAATAATTATTATGCTATATATTAAAGGCTACAAATACACAACTGAAAACCAAGCCATTGAGGCAAAGTTGCAATGTAACGAATATTATGGCATTCCTAATAATGTAAATGACGTGACTAAAAATTGGGTTGACTATTGTTTTGCAGAATTAAACGAACCTCAATTTTTTTACATTATTTACGATGATACTTTGCTTTCTGTATTAGGTGAGCCAATTAATTTTGAAGTTATAGTGCCAGAAATAAACTTATTATCATGAAAACAAACACATGTAATGAGATAACAGGCAACTGGAAAGAAATAAACCTAACACGATGAAAATAGCCATTTTTACAAACATTAACTCTCCTGCTACCGACTTTTATCGCACGGTTGGCTGCTATGCCTACATGGGGCATGATATAAGATACCTTGCCATTGAATCGGCAAAGTGGTATGATTTAATGGATGTTGATGTTGTAGTGGCTAAATCTCCTAATGGCATGGCATACTTTGAAATGCTAAGAGAGTGTAAAAGGATGGGCAAAAAGATTATCATTGACCATGACGATAATCTACACGAAACAACAAGGACTAATCCTGCACACGTTGGACTAAGCCATGAGGCAATGCGAAAAACGGTGGAGGATTGCTTTGGCTTTGCTCATCACATTATTTATTCTACCGATGCCTTGCAAAAGTATTATATTTTATATCACGAAGGCATTGCAAGCACTGTTATAAATAATGGATGGAATCCAATCATACAGCCATTCATGCCAGTGCCTAAGATAGAAGATAAGATAAGATTTATTTGGCGCGGTTCAATGCATCACTTGGATGACATAGGCAGCATAGCAAGTTATATAAATGAGTTAACGGAAGATGAGAGCTGCGATGTTGCCATGCTTGGCATACAGGATTTTATTATGGCTCATCTATTTCCAAAGGTGAAAACAAAGGAATGGAATAGTTCACTCTTTGGCTACTTTGAAACATTAAACAATAGCCAATGTCACTATGGGTTATTTCCGTTACTCAAAAACGATTTTAACTTTGCAAAGAGCAATATATTTGCCATTGAGATGTTAGTCGCTGGAGGAGTAACGATTGCGCCAAAAGGCATACCAGAGTACAATATACCAGGTGTGATAAAGTACGAGAACTTTTGCGATGTTATGGAGGCAGTGAAAAACAAGGACTTTGACAGAGAGGCAATAGTGAAGGAGGGAAGGGAGTATTTGAATGATGTGCTTAGAGTGGACAAACTGAACAAAAAGAGAGAACTAATTTTAAATAATTTAAACTAATAAACTATGAGTGCTTTTTCAAATTATTTGGAAGACCAAATAACAGGATGGATTGCAGGAACAACTTTTGCAGCTGCTCCTACTGCTACTTTTGTACAGTTGTATTCACAAGATCCAGGAGAAGGAGGTGGTTCAACTGGTGCTTTGTATTCAAGATACCAAGTTGCATCTGGCACTGGGTCATGGACAAGAGGAACTGGAGGTAATGGTACTATTACAAATGCTTCTGCGTTTACACTTACATCAAGTGCAACGTCTGCGGCTACTGCCACTTTTGTAGCGGTGTTTTCATCTGCAACTGGCGGTGATTTACTATTTTATGGTGCCTTGACTCCAACAGCTGGTAAGGCAATTGCAATCGGTGATGAAGTGAAATTTAATGTATCTGCATTAACTTTAACAGTTGCCTAAACATTAGGAGAATGCTTAGGTGTTCTCCTAATTAAAATTTTACAATGGGATATTTATCAGCTAAACAAATAAATCACCTTAAAGACCTTCAAAAGTCCAACTACGCAGGTAGAAGGAGTTTCCAAGGTATGTCATTAAGAGTGGTAGGTTTAGCAGATGCAGTTATTGAGTTTGCTGAATTAATGGAGCAATGTACAGTTAAGGAAAGGAGTAGAGTAATTGATGCAGCTACTCCAATCGCATTAGATGTATACAAGTCATTAGTACCTGTAAGTAGTAAGCCTCACCGTATTAGTACCAATCCTTTCAAAAATAAAAAAATGCAAGGATGGGCAGAAGATGATCGCGCTTCAATGACTGTACAACCAGGTAATTTAAGAAAGTCTATTATTGATTTATCTAAAAATCTAAAATCATATAGATATGCAGTCGGAGCTGTAGGCCCATTGTATAAAAGAGGTACAATGAATAAAGGTATTAACAGCAGCGAAGGAACTAATGGATTTTATGCCCACATGGTATTTGGAAGTACAAGGGCATGGTATAACAAGATAGTTGTTAAGGCAAGGAATTTGAGCAGGGAGAGAGTAATTAAAACGATGCGTAATGAATGTATATTTATTATGCAAGAAAGACCTAAAAAATTCTGGCAAGTATTATGATAGGAAAGCTAATATACGGAAGGTTAAGCACAGAGCCAACAGTCATAGCGATTGTAGGGCAAAAGATTTATCCGGACTTAACACCTCAAGATGTTCAATATCCCTTCTGTGTTTACACTATCATTAACTCTACTGCCATTGATTTTAAAGATGGTCAAAGTAATTTGGAAGAAGTACAAATACAAATAGACTGTTATACTCAAAGTTATGACAGTACACAAGAGCTTGCAAACAACATTAGAAATAGCTTAGATAGATTTGTAGGCACAGTAAACGGTATAAGTGTTCAAACGATTAAATATATGTCCAGCGAATCAAATCTTTACAATCCTACATTAAATGTTTATTGGACATCAGTTGATTTTATGGCAAGAATGAAACGATAATTATGAAACTAAGATTAATAAAAACTTGGAACGGCAAGACAATAGGCGCAACAGGTGTATTTCTTTCCGACTTTGGCAAGCAACTTGTTGCCGATGGCATTGCCGAGCATCTTGATGATGACTTTGTAGTGGAACAGATGCCAGAAAAACAAGTGCAAGAGGCACCTCAACCTATTTATATTCCGGTGCCAATGCCTATGGAATATTTTGAGCATGAGAATGAATTGGAAAAAATAGATGTTAATATAGATTTGTCAAAAGCTAAAAAATAATATTATGGCAACAACTGGAATTATTAACGGTACGTTGATGAGGTTATACAAAGATAGCACTGCTATTGGTTATGCTACATCCTGCCAAATGAACATTTCCGCAGCTATGCGTGAAATCTTAACAAAGGATTCAGCAGCTGGAGGATGGAGAGAAGTAAAGAAGGGTCAGTTATCTGGCACACTGTCAACAGAGGCACTGTATGCCGGACCTGGTGACTCATCTACAAACTACTTGTTTGATGATCTTTTTACCGATTTAATTAGTGGTACTGCGCTTACTATTAAGTTTACTACTGACGTACAAGGTGACAACGTGTTTACGATGTCTGCTATCTGTACATCATTAGACCTTAATGCCGCAGTGGAAGAAAATACAAGCTACTCTGCATCCTTTGAGGTGACAGGTGCAATCGTGAAGACAACAAAAGCATAATTTTAAATCCTAACACATGAAAACAATAACAATAGCCAACACATCCATACCGATTAAATTTGGTATGTATGTGTTAGGTACATTTCTAAGGGAGAGGAAACTTAAATTAAGTGACCTTTCCCTTTTAGGAGAAGACCTTTTACTTGCCCTTGAACTTGCCTTTACAGGAGTTGAACATGGTTACAAAGCCAAAGGGGAGAAATGCCCTTTTACTTTACAATCTTTTTGCGACTTGGTAGATACAGACATGGGAGGAATAGCGCGCATCATGGAAATGATTTCAAATGAGATATCACCACCAGAAGATGAGAGCCAAAAAAACGTAGTGGCGAAGGAGGAGAGCTCACACTTGAATACATCGAACGCTTTTGTTTCGGAGTTTTAAGGTTTCTTCCTTCGCAATATTACGAAATGAGTTTTAAAGAGGTTATTATAGCTATGCAAGGTTATAACAATTTCTTTGAACAACAGGAGCAAACACAGTGGGAACGTATACGATGGCAGACAACTTTACTATTAAACGTACACACGGCAAAAGGTAGGAGTTTAAAGCCAAAGGATTTAATTGAATTTCCATGGGAGAATCCGATAAAAAAAGAAACTAATAGAAGTTTATCAGAAGTTGATAAATCAATTTTTGATAAATGGGATAAAGAGTAGATAATGGCATTAGGTAAACTAAATTTAAAACTTGGCATTGATGTATCCAACCTTGAAAAAGAACTTGGAAAGGTTGAGCGTAGTATGTCAAGGTTTGGTGGTAAGATGCAAAGTGTAGGCACTACATTATCACAGTCACTTACCTTGCCTATTATTGCACTTGGAGGAGCAGCTTTAAAATCCTTTGCCGACATGGAGAGGTTGGAAAACGGGTTAACTGCTATCATGGGAAGTAGTGCAGCAGCATCAGTTGAATTAGAAAAATTAAGAAAGGTTGCAGAGAATCCTGGTCTTGCTTTACCTCAAGTTGTAAAAGCATCAGCTACTTTGCAATCTGTTGGTATGTCTGCTGATGTTGCTCGAGAAACTATTACACAATTTGGAAATGCAACTGCAAGAGCAGGAGAGGGAGCTGAAACATTTGATGGAGTTATCGTTGCGTTAGGTCAAATTAGTGCAGTAGGTAAAGTTACACAAGAAGACCTCAATCAAATTAAGGGAAGATTACCAGAGTTTGCCGATGTCATGAAAAATGAATTTGGAGTAGTTACGGCAGAGGCAATAAATAAAATGGGCATTAGTGCAGAGGATTTTATTACAAGGTCTGTAAGTGCGTTAGGAGAATTAGAAAGAGCAAAGGGAGGCCTTGGTAATGCTTTTGATAATTTAAAAGACAATGTAGGTGCATCATTAGCTGAACTTGGTAAGGTAATAAATACAAGTTTAAATGTGGAGGCAATTTTTATAGCTTTATCTGATAAATTAAATTATTTAGTAGAAGGCTTTAAAAAATTAAATCCAGAAACACAAAGCTTTATTGTATATGCTGGTTTAATTGTTGCTGCGATTGGTCCAGCAATATTTATAGTAGGTAAAATGATTACTACTTTTGGAGCATTAGCAGGTACTACAAAAATGATAATTGAAAATTTTGGAAAACTTAAAGATGCTGTTGTTAAAGCCTTTACAGCTATACTTGCTAATCCTGCTATACTTGGAGTAACTTTAGCTATTGCTGCCGTTGGTGCTATTGCTTTATACGTTTATGATAACTGGGAGGCATTTGCAAGTAGGTTTCAAAACATTTGGATTAACATAAAAAATAGTACAATGAAAGGTGTAGCTGATTTTATGAAAAACATAGATAAGCTACAGAAATTTTTAGGTATACAATTATTTGATGTTAGTAGTTTAACAAGTTATACAGAACAACAAAAAGTAGTACAAAAAGAATTTAAAAGTATAGGAGAAACAGTTGATAGTTTATCTGGTAAATTAAAAAGTTTATTTTTAGCTAAACCAAAAACCGGAACTAATGAAGAAGCTATTATAAGTAAAACTAAAACTACAACTACTCCAACAGGTGGCGGTGGTGCAGCTGCATTACAACCAGCTACACAAGCTTTAGGTATTACTGCTATGCTTCCAACATTGGATGTATTGCCAACAAAATTAAGTAGTGTAACTGCAGAAGCAGAAAGATTAAAAGAAACAACATTAGCACTAAACGATGCTACTACAAAATTTGTTCCTCCTATTCCTGCTATTGTAGCTTTTAAAACTGAAATAGAATCTTTAGGATTAAAGATGAATGAATTAAGTAACGCATCTATAAATATTAATTCTGCTATATCATCTGGTATCGGAGTTTTAGCAAATGAGTTTGAAAAAGGTATAGGTTCATTTAATGATTTTGCTAATGCCGTTGTAAAAGGTGGTTTAAGCATTATAAAATCATTAATTCAACAAGGTGTAGCAGCTGCAGTTTCAAATACTTTAAAAGGGCCTGCTGGTACATTGGGCCCAGTCGGTGTTGCAGTTGCTGGTGCTGCTGGAGCATTGGCATCAGGATTATTTACAAGTTTAATTTCAAAGATAGGATTACCTAAACTTGCACAAGGTGGTCTTGCTTATGCTCCAACTATGGCAATGGTGGGAGATAACAAAAACGCAAGGGTTGACCCGGAAGTAATTGCTCCTTTATCAAAGTTAAAAGGAATGTTAGATGGTGGCGGTTCTCCATATATTTTATCGACTCGTGTAAGTGGTTCTGATTTAATAGTAATAATGGAGAAAGCAAGAAATGTAAACACAAGGATAAGATAATGGCAGCAAGGTATACATCTACATTCTATTCAGAAAAAAGCCGCAAATATACATTGTCAATTAATGACACAGTATTTTCTGGTGCTACAACAGAAGTAGAAATGCTTGATGCTGCAATTACATGGCAGTCTGAGGTTGAAAATGGTTTAGAAAGATATGCTCCTATAATTGCCAGTAATTTTAAGTTTACTATTATTATAAATACAGAAACAATACAAGATTTATTAAATGATTTTTTAGTAGCACCAGAGGGTAGATTTACTATTACCTTAATTGGACACGATGCAGCAAATAGTCCAAACTTTTATTGGTATGGATTTATATTAGCTGATTTAGTAGAATTTGATGATGTGCCGTTATCGGTTGGATATGCCTACACTATTAATGCAGTTGATGGTATAGGATGGCTAAAAGGAATTGATTATAAGCCAGATGGCTATGATGTTTATCAAGGAGATGATACTATTGTAAATCATGTAAATAATTGTTTACAAAAACTTACATACGTTCAAGAAATATACGGCACAAGTGTAGGTATTTTAGCTACTGCCTTTAATTGGCATGAAGATAGTTGGACTTATTCAACATCTATTGATCCGCTTCTTAGAATGCGTGTAAATCATAAAGTATTTTATACTGTTGACACAAAAGACAATATAACCTACATGAAATGTTACGATGTCTTAAAAAGAATTATGAGTCCATTGGGGATGAGATTTTTCTTTTCAGACAGAAAGTTTTACATGATACAACCTAATATGTATCTTAATAGTCCAGTATTATTATTTATTTATTATTTATCAAGTACATTACAACAAGCTACAAGTTTTTTACCTACTTTATTAAATGACAATTATAGCGGCTCAAATAAACTATTAAGATTTAGTGGTGGCAGATGGGGATATTATGGTCATATAAAAGATTTAGATGTTGAATATGAACATATAGCATCTGTTAATTTATTGTCTGGTAAGATATTTAATAATTTAAATACAGAGTTTTTTACAGCAAAAGACCTTGATTATAATAATGATGAGGCAACTATTACTTATACATCTATAATGAAATATAGAGATAGTCAAGTAGGAAGTAGTACCATCGCTCCGCACATTGTTGAAGGTAGCTTTGTAATTGAGTTAAGACCTATTGTAGTGCCATTGATTGATTTTTTAACTGCAAATAGATCTCCAGAAATTACCACATGGACATTAGGCAGCGGATGGACTTTTTCTGATGGTGGAGGTGCTGCACTTGGTCATGCAAAAGCAACCAATGCAACAGGAGATTTAGTATATACTAATTTTACTCCTACCAATGGAGCAACCTATTATGTGAGCTTTGGCATTGAAGTTACAAGTGGTACATTAGTTTTAAAAATGGGTGGTGATACTTATAGTATTACTGCAACAGGGGAATACTACGAAAGGATTGTGTGTGTATCAACGCAACAATTAACCTTTGATCCGAGTGGGACATTTAATGGTAAAATAAATTATGTTAAAATAAATCATGTAAAATATTGGTTAAAAAGAGATGTTACATACAATGGCTTTCAGCACACCTTTACTGCTCAAACTTGGGAAACTTCTTTTAACTATTATAAATTTGTAATACCTGGAGGTTCTTCAATTTTGCCTGCTGCTGGTGGAACAGTGAGTAATATAATAGTTAATTGGACATCTCCAACAATGCCAGAAAGTGGAGATGTTGGAGTAAGATTTTTAATTAGTCAAGTTAGAACTGAAACAGGAACGGATTTAATAGCATCCTATTTAAAATTCTACGAACTTGGCAATTTATTTATGGAGCATTTAGCAGCTGGTAATTTAGATGGCCAAAATGATGTAAAAGTATTTGGTTCTTTTAATAATGACACATCAAGTATATCTGTTAAGAAACGTGTATTTTTTGGTGATGGGCCTTCCCTTGGTTCACCTGGTGCAATTCGTGTAAAAAACACTGCAAATACATGGCAAGTTACTGATGGCAATGGTTGGAGAGTAGGTAATACAGGAGATGGAAAAAACATTAATCAATTATTAGTTAATGAAATTATTAAAGGTCAGTTGTTTCCGGTCAGAAAAATGGTGGGAATGAATTTCCAAATACTTGATAGAAATAATCCTTGGTTTCCGCACCTTGCAATTATAAATAATAGCGTTACCTATATAATGGAAAACGCTACATTAGATTTAAAGACAGATATAGTTAATGGTACATTTGTAGAAATAACAGACCAAAGCTAATGGGATATACTGAAAAAACAGTTTTATTAAGAGGTTTAGATTTTGATTCTGGTAGAACATCAAATCGAAGTGCTGGCGGTGTAGCAGGAACAGGTTCTATAAATCCTACAAATAGCGAACCAACTACACAAAATAATAGTGTAACAAAAGTATTTACAGAAGAATTTCTTGATTCTTATACTGCAACACTTACAGTTACAAAAAATGGAGGAGTATTACCAGGTGTTACTCAACAAATATTAGTTTTTCAAAATGGTCAATTATTAGTTGATAGTCAATATAGTGTAGCTGGTTCAAATATTACTATTGATTCAGTCACTCATTACGATGGTTCTAATTACATCATATTCTTTATAATTATATAATGGAACAAATACCTACACCAAAGAAAGAAAGAAAGTTTTTAAAAGCCATTGTGCGCGTTGCAGGTGTTTTAGTGCAAGAGCTGGCACTTGGTTTAGGAAGAAAATACATAGGTAAAATGATAAACAAAATTAAGATTCCAAAGAAAAGAGAAACACTATCCTTTCTCCTCCTCCTCTCCTGCACCATTGCCTTTGCCCAGTATCCAGCAACGGGGAACAAACAGAGACTTGGTTACCAAACTACGGGCGATGGATTGATTTTTAGGGGAAGGTCAAACGATACAACGGCATTAAAACCTTCTACTTTAAATAATGCCTACCATCTATTTGACACAGTTAACAATGTCTTATTTAGTTACATAAAGACTAAAGGAGGATGGCAATTTAATAATGCAGATACAGTCATTGTAAACAACAATTTTTCACAGCCTGTTGACTCATTATTTTTTAAAACAAGTGTATCTCCAAACAATGTGGACACTGCTAAAATGCGATGGGATTCAGAACTTGGAACGGTTGTTTTAGGAATGTACGACAAAGTGCCAAACGAGTTAGGCTTTAAAAACTTTTGGTTGGTTAAAAATCAAACAGGATCAACTATTACAAAAGGTAGTATCGTGTATGCTAATGGCACAGTTGGCGCAAGTGGCAGAATAACAATTGCAAAGTTTATAGCCAACGGCTCAATAGATGCAAAATTGCTATTAGGAATAACCGCACACGATTTAACTAATGGCGAAGATGGCTACGTTATTTCTTTTGGCAAGATAAGGCAAGTTAATACTGATACCTTTGCGGCTGGTGCAATCCTTTACCCATCTCCAACTACGGCAGGTGTTTGGACAGACGTTGAGCCGGTTGCTCCTAACATTGATATGCCAATAGGTTTTTGTATTAATTCTCATGTAAATAATGGCACAATATCAATAAGAGTAGCTTCTGGTTACGCATTGCATGAGCTTCATGATCTTGCTATTTCTTCACCAGGTGAAAAATCAAGTTTATATTATTCTGGTGGATTATGGAGAGACACAACCGCTGCCTTGTTGGTCAGTGATACGGCAAGTATGTTGACAAATTATTTGCGTACAGGTGTTTCAGCTGCGACATACACACCTTTAACAAGGTCAATATCTACAACTGCACCATTGCAAGGAGGAGGTGATTTATCTGCAAATAGGACATTTTCTATTACACAAGCAAGTGGAAGTGTAAATGGATTTTTATCAAGTACAGATTGGACTACATTTAATGGTAAAGGAAATGGCACAGTTACAAGTGTTAGTGGTTCTGGTGCAATATCAGTTGCAACTGGTACAACTACTCCAGTTATAAGTATAGCAGACGCAGCATTTGGTACTGCCGGAATTGTTACATCAACAGGTACACAACAATTTAGTGGTGATAAAGTATTTGAGGGTATAACACAATTTAACGGAAGAGCAGTATTTAAAGATTATACCTACACTGCAACAAGATTAGCAGGATTATCTTCTACAGATAGATTTGCAACAGTTGGAATTGGTACAGGTCTATCTTTGACAAGTGGCACATTGTCTGCAACAGGAGGCAGTGGCACGGTGACAAGCGTTAGCGCAGGAAGTCCTGCAAATGGTTTAAGCGTTGCAACAGGAACAACTACACCAGTTATATCAATGGCATTAGCTGGAAGTTCAACAATAGGAGTTGTAAGTGCTACTACACAAACATTTGGAGGTGCTAAAACATTTACTGATAATGTAATTATATCTGGAACAAGTACTTTAAATGTAGGTTCAAACGGAACATTTGGAGGTAGGGTAAATACGCCATGGTTAGAAAGACAATACACATATTCTACAAGCTCCTCTTTTACCGTTAGTGTAAATACATCATGGTTAGATATAAATACAAGTGTTCTTACTACTTTAACTCTTCCAAGTGCAGCTACATATCCTGGCAAAGAGTTGCATATTCGTCAATCAGGTACAGGGCAATTACAATCTGCATCATCTAATGTTATACCTTTTACTTCAGCTCCTACTGGTAGTACAGGTACAGCTATTTTAAATCCAACAAATAATAAAGCCGTTACTCTTGTTAGTGATGGTGTAAATTGGATAATCATGCAAAGAAGTACAAATTAATAATTTAAAAACTATGAAATCAATAATACTAAAACTTTTTTA